CCCGACTCCGGAAGGGCGTCCATGTCTTCCATCTGACCAGTCTCTTCCATCCAATTGTGCTTGTTCTTATACAGATCAAGTGCTTGCCGCAGCTGGTCGTCAGGGATAGTTTCAATTGGATGTTTGTCCTGTGCTTTAATTAACTTGGCAATCCGCTCCCCATCAGGGTGTGAGTGCAACCATTCAACCTGTTGAGCAGTACTTACCGCCACATAGGCGGCCGATGCTGTTAAAGCATCCGCTTCATGCTCACGCATCATGATGCTATTTAGTACTAGAAAAGCAGGTTTACAATAGTATTCGGGCAAATACAACACCTTGCTAAACCAGACACCATTTGCATCATTCCAACATTTGTCAGGATCAATCTCACGAGTAGACTTGTCAGCTATGCCCTTGATGTTTGAATCGGTGATCAAGGTATTAAATAAGATCGCAATATCATCACCGTTTACAATCCATCCTTTTGCGTACTTATCCAGTTTAAGTTCGCAAATAGCATGATCAACGTCAAATAGATTATTGGCTCCATCACACAGGCTATTTGTGGTAACTTTACCACTAGGAACACCAGCAACACGATCCAGTAGTGAACCATCGGGCAGCGCAATAGGGCACCGACAAATATGATCTATCACATGCTCAATAGCAGGATAGTCAGGAGCAGCCCATTTGTGCGTGTTTGCGATCTCCCACGCACTAACCGACCTATCAAATTGGACGCTATCCAAGACGACTGCTGACGTCCATTCTCGTTCGAAGATATACTTTCGTATTACTTCAGGAGCGGCATAAGCAACCTGAACGTCCTTTCTGTCTGATTGCGCATGATCCACTGTTTGCTGGATTGAATCCGCGAAAGCCTCAACCTCGAGATACCACTCCGAGATTGGGTCACCCCAAATAGGCCTAGACTTCGTCACCTCAGGCTCAGCCATCTGGGTGCGATGACCAGGAAGTATAATCCACGCTGATTTTGAGGGATCAGACTTTATGTCTTCAGCATATTGGGCAGCTGCACCTAACTGACGGCGTTTTGGGCCCATCTTTGGTAGGCCAGCCCCTTTGCTTAGATCTCGTCCGACCGTGGAAAAGGTATATTGACGTGATTTAAAGAAGGGAAAGAGAAGTCCCTGCTGAGACCACCAGTCGGCATAGTGTTCCCAATCTTCAAATGCACCAGAACGGTCCTCAAACCATTTTGGATAAAGAGGGGCATCTCGATACTTCAACAAAGTTTTCAGCATCTCCGGTGCGGAGTACTGACTCTTTGGCCAATTTACTCTCTCAACATACTTTGCTTCTAGTCTTCGTAACGGATCTGGATATGATTTACTGTTGTTTCTAACTAATTTACGTACTTCAGGAACCACGAATCGTTGGACACGTTCAGCAAACGGCCCTCTCATCGATATTCCCATATTACTTTCACCTTGCGAGTGAAGGTAAACACG